TGAAGCGGGGGTCACGAAGTCCTTGCCTTCACCAGCGGCCCATCGCTTAACGTGATCGACCAAGGCCAGCGGCCCCATGTCGGTATCCACGAAGGGCTTGCCATCGTCGCCAATCTTCACATCGCCCGCCAGCATTGTGCGCGCCGCTTTTGCAAATGACGTGTTTGTGACGCCTGCGCCGTTAAGCGCGTCTGTCAGATCACGGTCAAGTGCGTTTTTAAGCGCGCGGCCTTGCTCGGCTTCGTACTTGCCTTTGTACTCGTCGCGCTCGGCTTCAAGTGTCTGGCGTAGCTTGATCAGCGCGGCCTCGTCGGCTTTCCCGTCTTTGAGTTTTGCCCACTTTTCAGCGTCAAAATCTTCAGGGAACTCCTTGGCGAGTGCCTTGGCCGCATCGCGCTCGGATCGTGCCGCATCGCGGTCGGCCTTGGTGCGCTCATATGCTGATTTGAGATTAGCAACGTCGGGGTGATTATCTACGCCGGACACTTGCAAGATGAACTTGCCGTCTGTTTCGGTGTAGAAGGGCTTAACAGCATCATCAATGCCGTCGAGAGTGTCGAGAACGGTTTGCAAAGCCATCGGCTTAATTCCTTTAGATTATGGGTTGCGCATCGCGCAGGGTTACGGGATCTCGCCCCGAATATCGCCGCCCTCGATAAGGGCGTATTCTTCGTCAAACGTGCGCTCCTGGCTGGCAATGCCGCCAGCCTGAATGCGCTCGTAATATGTCTCTTGTGCAAGCCCGCCGCTTTCGACCAGTGCGAACAGCGCGACGGCCTCTTGCGGTGTCAGGGTCGCGTCCAGCAAGTCCTTGGGAGGCGTGACCGTGATAGCGTCAATCACCGCGTCCGACTGCCCCAGCATCTGGGCGATGTTGCGCAAGGACGCCTCCAGCAATGAGCAGGATGATTGCGCCACCGTCTTTAGGTTGGCCGTCTCTGAGCGAAACCGCATCTTGCGCGCGGTGCCGGATTCATTGGCCTGCCCCGATTGCTCGAACAGACGCGCGCCCGCCTGGATGGCGATTGTCCGATTATCTTGGATTGCCTCAAGGTGCGCCTGAATGCCTGCGCATGTTGGCGAGACGTATTTCAGATCCGGCGTTAAATTTTCATCGCCTAGCATTTCGTGAACCACACCCGCGCCAACGGCGGTGGGTGCTGGCCCGTTGATTGCGACAAGCGTTTCCTGCCCGCTCATGTAAAGCTGCAAGCGGTAGTCTGCGGAAAGCTGGTACATGGACAAAGCCGCGCGGGCGATGCCGATCATCGGCGGGGCTTCCATGTCCGGCCCCATGTCTTTTGCAGACGCGACCGCAAACGGTATCCTGTTGAGTGCGCCGCCGCCAAGTCGCGTTGGCGTTACGTCCGTTTCGCCGTCAGACTTGTGCAAAGTCGCGGTGTAAACGCCATCTAGAAGCTGCAAAACGCGGTATTTTTCTTGTTGCGCCCAAACGAAGCCATCACGAACGGCCTCGCTTTCGTTCAGCACGAAAAACCCGACATCCCAGTTGATAATCGTGTCACCGCGATAGCCTGCAAGGAATGGATCGCCGCCGCCCTCCGGTGCATCTGCAAGCACGCCGTAGCGTCCCGACACCAGCAGGTTGCGCGTTATGTTCTTGTGAAAGTCGTTGAGCGTAATGCCCTCGCCGTCAACATCCTCGAACAGATATTCCATGTTGCTTGGCAATTCGACCGCGATTTCCTCGCCGTGAATGATGCCGACCATAGCGCCAACGCTGGTTGCCAGAACCTCGGGGAACTGAGCGCGCATCTTGTATGCCGCATAGGCCGCGATGCCGTTGTCTGGGTGCGTCGTGTAGCCAGACGGCATGGGCAGGTAAGTTGTGCCGCGTTGCTTTACGTCTCCCTCGCCCTGATAGGCGTCATAGCACAGCCGCCAATCGTCAAGAACTTGGCGCGTGATTTGTGGGTGCAGCGAATTAACGGCCATTTAGTACAATCCTTTGACCGTTGTAGTTGTTGTTTTCGGTTGGCGCTTGTTGGCTAAGAAGTTGAAAGCCTGCGCTGTGCTGTCTGCGTCGTCATCATGCCCAGTTTCGGGCGGGAAGTTTTCAAGTTCCGAAAACCACCTATCATTCCACTTGCCGCGCAAGACAAACACGTTGCCCGCCTCGGCCTGTGCAGAGAATCCCGAAAACCTTGTAACCTTGTCGCCCGTCACAGTGGCAAAGCGGCAATTATAGCCAGTCAACAGCTTGCTGTAGGTCGCCACTTGCGCCTTACCGGATTGGCCGGGGTCTTGCGGCATATCAATCGCCACGTCTCTTCCGTCTTGCTCTGCGGTACCTTTTACAAGGCGCTCCACGTCCATCGGTCCCTTGCGGTCATAAACGTGATCTAGGACGAAGTACCGCCCATCTGGCGTAACGCCCATCTTTGTGCCGCACGTCCAGTCTGGATCATTGCTTTCAATCTTTGGCGTCCCTGCCAAGTCCCACCCCCGCACAATGCGCAGATCAGATGGGACGGCATCAACTACCTGCGTCCAGTGGCGCTGGAAGTATAGGCCCGCCGCTGGTCTGATTTTCCAGTTGCCGCCTAACAGGCGCTCACGCTCAACCGTTGGCAACGCCAGCAATGACGCCATGTAGCTTGGGTCAGCAGCCATCAGTGCCTTGTTGTCTGTTAGGCTGGCTGAAACGAACGTAACTGACTTTGCCGGAATTGGCTGGGGATCACCGTTTTCATCCGGCATTGTGTATTGCGTCAAATCATCAGGGCCATTGCCCCATATGATCGTATCGCCAACTCGAACAAACCAACGAAGAACGCCAGACCGCTCAGGAATGGCAAGGCCCGTTTCTTGGTCAATCCACCACGCGATGAATGATGCAACCCAACTATCTGCGTCGGGGTTGCACGTTGCCCTGATATACGGCTTCACACCACACATAGAACGGTTGCGCGAAAGCATATACCAGAATTGCGTTTCGCTAAAATGCGTCAACTCATCAAAACAGATCAGCGGGATCTGCGAGCCTTGCCAGTTGAACCTCGTCTTGTCGTGTTCCAGATGTGCAAACGATATGTTAGCGCCGGAAGGAAAGGCCCATGTGGCGTTATGCTCTTTAGGGTCGGCAGCGATGAGCGGGTATAGCTTCGCGCTCTCGTCCCATAAGCCGCCTTCGTTCTTGACCTGCACCATAGATCGGCGAAAGAACACCGCGCCAAAATCTTTATTTGCAACGTGTCGTAACGGCTCTAGCAGCAAGGCCCATGTCTTGCCGCCTCCTGCGCTGCCCCCGTAAATGGCTATGTCTGCACCGCTGGCTAAGAACCGCTCTTGCGGCCCCTCCTGCGGCTTAATTGTCGTTACTGCGGCCATTGTCTGGAAGCTGATATACCGTGACAGGCGGTGACATGCTGCCATCTGTAGACTTGTGATCCACTGTTGCCAGCTTGGAGTGAACGTAAGGAGCGGCCTTGTGGGCTGCGTCTACCCTTTCGGAACGGTCTGCATCTTCATCACGCATCACAGACAGAAGGTAATCCAGCGGCGTAAGACCGCTTTCAATAACCGCATCACGCTGATCTTGCGTTGCCTTGTTCACAGCGCCGGGTTTGCGGCCCGCGCCATCACGCTTGCCACCTCGTGCCATGCTATGATTTCCTTTGATTTTTTATCATTTCCCCGCGCCACCAATTCGCCGTGATAAAACGATCCAGCCCCAGCGTTGACGCTTGCGCGCATTGGTAGCGATGACGGCTGCGGGGGTTCGCCGTGTGGAGAGGCTGAGGGTGTGGGTTGAGCGCGGGTTCGCGGGTTATCTAGTATCTACCGCATGGCCACTAGACGAAGCCATCTCCGCGCTCATGGGGTGCATCAGGTAGGCCGCGACCCTACTCCTACCGATTATTAGCCGGACGTGATGCACCGCAAGAAAGCGTCATTAAAACAAAAACCGCCCTGCATTTCTACAAGACGGAATTATCTTGGTGTCAAGATCGCATACTTACGCAGGCGCGTCAACCGAATTTTTATTCTGCCACCCGATCAAGCGCCGATTTTAACGCGGGCAGGTTTATGGGCTTTTCGTCTGCCCCGCGCTCGACGTGCATCTTGATTGCCGCCACGGATACGCGCCCGATCTTGTCGCATAGGCTGTACCATGCTGCATAGACTTCAGGCCTGCCGTCGCTTTCGTCATGCGCCCCAACGCCACCTGCTAGGCATGAGCGATATTCTGAGACGCCAAGTTCTGACCTATACGCCGCCCATAACTCCTGAAAAGTACGCGCTGATTGCTCTTGCGATGCCGTTAGCTGGCCCTTCTGGTATAGCCTGCCAATCATGTCGTTCGCAGTGTCCACCATTGGCTGTGACCGCTTGTCGGCTCCTTGCGGTTTGATCCACTTGCCGAGCGCCATGCGTTCCGGCGTGGGGCGCGTGGTTTCCCGCGCACTGGTTGCCGTGGGTGCTGTCTCTGGTGTGGTTGCCGCCTGTGGACCTTGCTGCCCTTGTGCGGCCTTCTTTTTGCGCCTTGCTTCTGCCTTGCTGCTCATGTTTCTTTCCCTACGTGCCATTTACTGCAAACCTTGCACCGATATGCGCCGACATAAACCCCGCGCTTACTTTGCTTGCGTGCGAGTGCGTGGGCTTCGTTGCGTGCCATGAGTTGCTTGCCTTGGCAATGGGCCGCGACAACTACGCGATCAAAGGTCATTCCGCATGATCTTGTGCTATGAGTGCGCGCAGGATTGCTATGAGCCACGCGCGGGCGGGATTATCACCGCTGCCCTCAAAAGGATCATCTTCTCCATTGTGTATAGCGGCCATTGGTCCTTCTGGCTCATCAGCATGACTAGCCTGATTTGTTAATATCCAGTCCCTACCCGGCAGGACCGCATCATGCAGCGCCTTTGCTGCGTTTAGTGAGCCATTACGCCAAGCAAGAATAGCCATCTGCGCGTCAGATTTCGCATATGCCTCCCGCGATCCGTCAAAATCTTTCGGCTTGGGGAAGGCTCGCTGGCACATTTGAGTGTGTCCCATAGTTTCGTATTTTACGCCCTCCTCAACCTTCGCCAGCAAATCTTGCAGCGCCTTCTTTCTGTCAGTCATTGTATCATCCCCGCTTTTTGCTCCGCTACGTTCTTCGGATAGCCCTTTGCCACCATTGCCGCGATTTTGCGCTGTCGTGCTGTTGACGCTTTTGGAACCTTGATGGGGGCCACGACAAAAGTGCGGGCCGATGGTTTTGTTTTTATGCCGCGTGCGCTAAATTCGTTTTGTAGTTTTTGCGGTTTTATTCCCAGATGGCGCGCGGCAGGAGTTACGCCCATTTTTAGGGCCGCAGCTTGGTTTACCCATTCATCGCGCAAACGCTTTTTCTCCGCAGATTGGTGCGCAAGGTGCTCTTTCCACGTCATCATAGCCCACCCACCTTTACACCCTTGAGCCGCCACAATGCCCCGCGTGAGTGACGGGACCGCTTTTCGACGAGCGTGGATAGCTTGCCTTCCAGCCGATCCCGCACGCCTTGCGGCCATACGTTGCGTCCCAGCTTTTCACTAGCGGCCCGGGCAATTTCGGCTGCTGTCATTTCGCCGGATAGCACGTCGAGGATGGCGGGGCTTGTGTCATCAAAGATGGTTTTGCCGGGCGGCGGAGTGATTGGCCCGAGCTTGCGGAGTGTTTGTCCCTCAGCGTAGCATAGAAGCTGCATTGCGGCGGCGTACTGGCGCTCTGTGTAGCCCTTGCCTTTGTAGGCGGCGACGATTGGTGCGTGGTTAGTCATTGGCGTTCAACTCCTTCGCGGATTTGATTGCGGCAGCGGCGTATCCGATTTTCAGCAGCCAAGCCTCCTCGTGGCCGTCGCGCAGTAGCTTGGAGCAATAGTTGACTTGTGATTTCTGTGCGGGGGTCATGTCGTTATTCACTTGTAGCCCACTTCCATCTACGTCCGTTTTCTATGTCTGATATCGCAGTTCGACTTACAGAAAAGACGTTAGCAACATTTTGCTGCGTCATGGTTTTTCTCATCTGTTTTATTTTTTTTATATCTTCCTTCTTAAGTTTTGAATTACCTACCCTTTCTCCGCGAACGGCCGTTTTGTGTAAAACAGAATCTTCATAGTTTTCTTTAAACGTTGCCCACCTAAGATGGCTTGGGTTGATGCACCCCATGTTCCCCCTGCCACATGAGTGAGCTGCTACAACTCCATCTTCCGGCTCTCCGTAAATAAATATGCATACTTCTCGATGAACATATCTAACCTTACCACCGTAGTTTATTTGAGCATAACCGTTTGCGTCTTTTGCATAAGGCCAAATCATGCACTCCTTCCCGTTAAATTTCTTAGCCTCTTCAAAAAATTCAACAGTTTTGCCGCGATCTATCCCACCTCCAAGAGGGTGCCCGTTTCTTTTCCACCTTGTCCAGTGGGCACTACACCACCCCCTAGCCATGAATGGCTTGCTACATCCGTCTATGCTGCATATTTTGCCAGTAGTCATATGAACCTCCTTACAGGTTTTTTGATGAGGCGCGCGTGTTGTTGAAGCAAAACGCGCGCCGCTAATTATACGACATAGCAGAATTTATTGCAATGCTGCTGCGAAGGGCAGGTCACTGCCGAATAGCGGGTGGCCCATATGATCGGCAAGCGAAAGGCACAGCGTTGTGACCCGGCGCTGGTGCGCGTCGATGGTGTCTCCGGCGTCACGCAGGCGTGGGTCAGCGTTTGCGTGCCAGCGGGCGGGGCTTGTGTCTGTCATTGTATGATCTCCTTGAATGCGCCTGCAAGGTTATCAATTCCAAGCCTCTTTTTGGCATAGTCTTTCATCATTCTGTGGCTTTTGGTTACTATCTGTCTAACACGCTCTTTAGTAACGCCTAGTTCACTTCCTATTTCGTCAAAAGTAAGCCCGTCGCTGTGCAGGGACACAACTTTTGCGTAGCGAGGGTTATATTCAGTTATCCAATAAAATAGCTTAGAAGCCAGTTCTATGTTTTCCTCACGGTCACAAATTGGGGTTGCTG